TGGTGTCATCGGGGAGGTCCCGTCAGCACCATAGATGATCGCCTCGCCGTCCTTCGCAATCAGCTTGCCGTCAGCACCCACCTGAAAGACCCGATTGGCCCTGGTGATGATGTCGGAGAGGGCACCAGGATTGGCCCCGCTCTTTTCGCTAACCACTGCGTCAGTCACGGCCCGCTCGATGATCGAGCGATTGAATTTCGTTTCGGCATCCGCCGCCTTGGTCTGCCACGTGGCAGCTTCGGTCGACTTCTGCACCAACTGGCTTTCGTAACCAGTCTTCATCTGGGCAACCCGATTTTCGACTTCCGTCGCAATCGCGTCACTCGCCTTAAGCTTTCCGTCCTTGACCTGTTGCGCAATGCGAGAAAGCTCGCCGTGCTGGGTCATAAATCCGTCGATGTCGTCTCCGACGATCGGTTTCAGCTTGCCGAAGATGCTCGCCAAACCGTCACGTTCCTGACTGATCCGGATGTTGTTTTCCCGGAATTCGATCAGTCTTGCCTCGGGAACCACGTTGATGACGAATTTACCATCCGTCTGCTTGGCGTGTTCTTTGAGACCATCCGGAACTTCTTCCAGACTTGCGAATGTGATGTTTGGCATGCGGACCCCGCTGCTGTAAGTTAGGACTTCGCCTCCGGCGATTCCCGCCAACCGAACCTCGATTGGTCTTGACGACTTTCTCACTATCGACCGTAAGTTAAACTGTCCAGAAAAAAGACGAGGTGGCTCACTTTTTTCTTGACACGTTATATGGTCGTCACGTTCCCCATCAGACTCGGGTCAGCAACGAGGCCACTCCCAGTGTCCTGAGCACGCGGGTGATTGCCTGGATCATCTTGTCCTGGCGTCCCGGTCCCAACGTCATTCACCGGAGCACCTGACGATGTCGTGGTCGTGGTGCGCCGAGGCTGGCGAGGTTGGGTCGTCGCAACCCTCGGTTTGGTCTTGTTCCCCGGCACGGAGGGACCTGTGGAGAGGGATATAGGAGGTGGAACGCCCTTACCACCCGGCATGTTGTCTCTGGCGCTCTCAGGAGCGCCTTGGGTCTGTCCTGGTAGCGGTTGCTGTCCCATTGGTGCCTGTGAGTCGAAGCCACGCACCGCGACGACCTGTGGATCGACCAGCACGTGCTCCGCTTCCCATTCAGCCGCAGCGCCTGGGGCGCCGCGTTGCCGCGCCTGGACGTCGGCTTGGTTCGGGAAGCTGTTCTTGTCGGTGAGGAGCGCTTGGAACTGTTCCAGGCTCATGAAGTCAGGAACCACCTCGGCGCGCTTCAGGTAGTCGAAGAGCACGGCGATCGGGATCACACCACCCTCAAACATCATCTGGATCGCACGGAACTCGCGGGCGCCTATGGCACTCGTAAGGAAGTCCTTGTTCGTCTCCATCGTGATTTTGTCGGATTGCTCTTTTGGCACATCCTGCCACTGAGCCCACCAGCGAAGCATCGCGGTGAAGACAGCGTCGATCACGTTGCTCACGTTGAGAAGAAGCGCCGTCTCATTGGCTTCCTTCATTTTGCTCTGGTTGTTGGACTCACCAGCGCTGACCCGTTCGACACCAACAAGTCGACCACCAAGGGCAGCGATCTGATCTTCCTTCGAGTTGCAGGCTGTCTCCAGAGACTTCAAGCCGGCGCCGTTGAACTCGATGATACCGGGCTTGGCACCCTTGCCTACTTCCCACACGACGGACGGCCCGACCGAATACTCAGCCTGCTCATCGCCGCTTTCCGTCTGGCAGTAGTAGACTGGCAGCGCTGTGTAGTAGCGTCCGTGCTCCAACTGAGCATAGCTCTTGTAGTGCGAATGGTTGAGCAGAACGATGTCCAGCAGCGGACTCTTGTCAATGTCTGGGGTGCAGTCATACGGACCCAAGAACATGAACGGAATGAACTCGAAAGGCTGACCGCGCCACGTCGGCGTGAACTTGTAAACCGGCGTGCCTTCTGGGCTCGCGTCACCACGATCTGAGGTATGGTAATACTGACGGTAGATGCGTTTCCCGGTCGGATCACTGAAGTCTTCCGGCTCCAGGCGCAGCACGCGATACGACGCAAGCCAACGACGTGCAGCCCGGGTCACCGTTGTGTCTTGGCTGAAGAACGTCTGGTCGGCCTTCTTGATCCTCGGGAGCTTCTGCCCAGCCGGCGTCAGCGAGATCGGGTTGAGGATTGGACGCGCAAGACGTAGCTCGCGGAGGATGACCTCGGTCACAACCCATCGTCCGTCGATCTCTTCGATGGTCCAGTCGACGATGTTTTCTGTGACATAGCCCGCCATGTAGGGCGGGCGCACGCCGTGCTCATCCATGTCCAGCAGGACGCCGTAGCGTCCCATCGTGATCAATTCCTTGGCGGCTTCCTTGACGAACTGACCGAGGGTCTGGCCTTGCTTCGAGATGCTCGACGTGTCCAGGTGCTCAGGCAGATTGGAGATGACCGGATTGCGACGAAACAAGGTCCCCATCAGACCTGTCAAAGTCCGCTGGCTCATGTTGAAGAAGACAGCCCGATCGAGATAGGCTTCGTATTCTTCCTTCGTCTGGTCCGACATCTTCTTCAGGTAGCGCTCATTCTTCCTCTTGACTTCGATCTCGCCGACCATCGTGTCACGAATCATCTGCCACCAGAAATACCAATACTGATATTCAGGATGCACAAACGACGTGTGGACCGGAGTGGTCGCTGGATAGTCATAAGGAACGCTCATCCGGGAACCCCTTTAAGGAGGCTCCTGGTAAGCAGGACTTACTCTACTATGTCAACAAAAGCGACACAGTGGCTCAGTGATAGCGTATATCACCTCGCTCGTATGCTTCACGCTGATCCATGGAATTATGGATGACCACACGCTTTCGCATGCCTGCCGGGCTGGGATCGTCGTCCTCGGTCGGCTTGCACCAACAGTCCGTGTTGGGTATGTGCGGACGTAGGTCGTTGTTTGGAACGACGTGGGTAGGCAGTCCTTCGGGCTGACGGTCGACCGCAGTCCATCCGTTCGGAGATCGCTCAGTCATTCCGAGGTAGAAAGTGTCTGACCAGGAAGATGGCGATGAAGGCGATGGAGAGGAAGATGGTGGTGCTAGTCACACAGCACCTCGATCTCAGCACCGGGCCTCAGTCTGAGCCTCAGACACTCGTTGACCCACTGATGGAGTCGAGTGCGTTCCAACGCATACTCTGGCGGAGACACCGCGTAGACGATCCGATCGAAGCGGTGTCCAGTGAGCGCAGTGAATGGCGTCGTAACCATCCAGCCTGGAAAGACGCGTTCGACTGCTTTCCGGTCTCGGCGGCTATCCACGACGATGAGGCATTTCTGTTCGGGAACATCACCCGGGGTGAGCGCTATGCCGTGCATGTCGATCACTTCACCATCGATCGCATGGTCGTAACCAGCTTTCAGCAACGCAGCCTTAACGAAGGCGTGAAACGCGGGTGGGACGGGGAGCAACGCATAGGTGTGGGTCTGACTCATGACCGAGCAGGCCATGCATAGGTCCCTGGACCTTCGCCCACGACAACATAGGACGCCCATAACGTGTCGGTTCCGTCCAGGAACACTGTGCCGTTGACGGCGGAGTGCGGATCACTTCCCCATGTCCGAGTGATCACCATCGGAAAAACATCGCCGGCTTTGGCGCTGTTGCCGATATGCGCCTGGGCGCCGACAGGCCCACGCCAGAACCTTGATGCGTTCAGCGATGCTTACGCCGGTAGTCCGACGACGGTTGATCTGCGCTGCGTTGTCCTCCGTCAATGTGTAAATGACGGTGCGTCCGATTGTTGGTGTCATATCGATTTGGAGTCCTTTTGCTTTTGTGCGTTGAGATGATCATCCAGCTTGGTCAGCACCCAGCCGGCGATCAGTGCGAAGATGATGATCTTGAAGAAGGGGCTCATGCGGTTGCGCGTGCATCCAGAGACGGAGAAACACCTTCCCTGCCCTTCTGGTCGTGCTTGATACGAAACTTCTCCGGATCGACGTTCAGCACACGTGCCAGTTCGATAGATTCCTGCTCGTCGGCATCGAGACCGGCAGCTTCGGCGTAACCGAGTAGTGTCACGCCGAGCCCACCAAGCTCCTGCGCCGGATCACCCTTTGGGCGCGACCAGACGCGGTCGATAAGGCGATGGATGGTATAGAGGGGGAGATCGTGCGCCTGTGCCAGTTCGAGGGCTTCCTCCAGGACGCGGGCGACGCGCTCTTGGATGTTCATCAGGCAATCCTGCCCGAAGGTCTGCGCGACCCACACAGCGGTGATGTTCTGGCGTGATGCTCGGAACAATCCGTGGATGGACTCAACCGATGTGATTACCGGCTTGCGCTGTTCGTCTTTCCCGCAGGTTAGGCACTGCCTAGGGCAGTGCTGCTCGATCGCTTTGCTGTAGATGCAGTGTTCGCAGCGAAGGCCTAGATCAGGCATGATGCACTCCTACCAAGTATCCGATTGTGAAGATGAAAGCGAAGAGGATTGCCATCACACCAAGAGCCAGGAGGATTGACCCGGCGCCGGATGGCGCGTCGTAGACGATGGGTCCCTCCGGTTTGTCACCCACCGCTGAAACGGGGACGATGCCCCCATCCCAATACGACTGAGCCCCGTCAGGGAGAATGTCCCTCACAGGTTCCCCCCACCGATCTCAGTCCACAGCTTGCGTGCTTGCTTCCAACTCTTTGCCAGCCCGGCGAAGTCGACCGATGGGCTGTCGCCATAGTATCCAGCGAAGGCGTTGCGCAGTGTGCGAGACATCGCCTTGAGTTCCTGGCGCCTGGGCTGCTTTGGCTCCAGGCCACGCTCCATCAGCCGATCGGCGAGAGTGGGAATGGTGATGTCTATCATACCGGTGGGTCCCTCCGGTCGATCGTCACGTCCACCACGAAGGCGTAACCACCTCGGAAATAGAGCCAGAGGCGTTTCATGGATGATGGATTGTTCAGCGTGATCGTCAGAATCTGTGCCGAGGCTAGAATCGGATTTGATATCTTGCCGTGCTGCGTCGCGTTGCGCTCCCAATGCGCGAAGGACCAACTGAAAACGATCGGATAGCAGTAACGCAAGCGTATGATCTTACAGTTCACACGCCGACCCTCCCCCGATCCCGGCTGCGTTCGCGCTGACGCTGCACGAACCGCTCGTTGACTTCAGCGCCTTGATCGTTGTCTGGAACGTCAAATAGGCGACTGGTAGGCGTGGCGACGAACTTGCGTCGGTCACGCTTGGCGGCAAAATGCGACCGTAGCTCTTCCGGCGTGGCGATAGTCGCGCCGCGTGCAGCCATGTTCGGGTGCTTCGAAGCCGGCACCATATAGTGTTCGTCGGCTGCGTCGCCTTGGTTCCTCGCCCAGTCGAGATCGAGCCGGAGTGTCTTGGCGAACTTAGCAAGCTCGCGAGAGCCGGCGAAGCCGAAGGTGTCGGAGATCATGATGCCGGTGGGAGGGCAGAAGATGATCATCTCAGGCGCCGGTCTCGCGTTCGATGATGGTCTCGGTGCTGTCTCGGGTGACGGAGCCGGGCTTGCTGTCGATCCCGCTCTTCTCGATTCCCTTACGGAATTCGGCGGTCCCGCCACCAATACCCTCGACGATCGTCTCTTGTCCTGTGCAGCGCATGCCCTGTCTCCTCGTGTGAGATCACAACGTAAGTCTGGCTTACCATGTTCGTCAAGCTATAAAGTTTCCTGGGCATATCTTTTTTCTCTTGCGTGACGTAAGCCGATCTGACACAACGGGATCGAAGCAGGAGGATATCATGTGAGCGATCAAGGCAAGACCAGTCAGGCTGTTGAGTTGCTGATCCGTGAACGCCTTGTGCTTACGCAGATCATCCAGTCTATTGACGCCAACCCGGGCGGCATTGTCGTTCAGGTTGGTAACGTTGGCTTTACTCCTGGACTAACTGTGAAGGTCGCAATCAAGGCTGAGTTGAACCAGCGTGTAGCTGACGTCGATCGGCTGATGAAGCACACGCAATGAGCGAGAAGGAAGCTGACATCTTCGCGCTCGTCTATGTGCTCGCGATAGTTGCCGGCTTCCTGTCTGGTCCCCAACGCGATCGACCTGTCTATACGCCACAGATGGAGAATACTTAGCATGATTCCTCTCCGTATCGAAGGCACAACACACAAGATGATTCCGCCGACTGGGATGGAGGACACCGTTCGTCCGCTCCACATCCGAGTGACTGACGGTTGCTGCGTGTCTCGCTGGGAACCTACCAGGGAGGAGCTTGCTGTCCTCATGGAAGGTGGCTCGGTCGAACTCTGGGTCGTTGGTTGTCAACCTCCGGTGAATCTCGTCGTGGCTCCTCACGCGTAACAGGGAAGGCCCCATATGACCCCAGAAATCTTCGCCCAAGCCACTGATATAGTCCGTGTTCCGGAAGGGTGGGACCACGAAGAGTATGGCGTGTTCCGCCCGTTCGGAGCGTGGAAGCTGTCCCATGCGACGCTCTCAGTGTGGCGCCCGACGCCGGAAGAACTGGCGCTGCTGATTGGTGGGGGTGTGGTTGTGATTCGGACGATCAGTCCGGAAATGATCCCGTTGACGATAGACGTGAATAAGACGCGGGTGATGGCGTTGGGGATGGGGGAGGCGTGAGCCATCGTTTCGTTGAAGGCGATCACTGCCCTGAAGCTGAGTGTCCCGGTGAACTGGTGGTTCCCGAGACGGTCGATTGTTCGTGTCACCTTCGAGCGCCGTGTCTTCGTTGCGTGGTGGTTATGCTGACGTGCTCTGAGTGTGGTTGGGAGGTGCCGGCATGAAGACCGTCGACTGGGACCTTATTTCAACGAACCTGAACATCGCCTGCGGACGATGTGGCAAGCCGTTCTACCGCCTGAGCGTGATGACTGACCATGCCTTGGCGTGTGCTGCGCCCGAGACGGTGTGCCCAAGGGTCCCGTGGATCAGTGCGCAACGCGTCCTGGAGCTTGCCACAGCGGGCGTGACGCTGACCGGGCAGGCGCTGGGCAGCACGACGCTCCATGGGTCCCTGTGCTACGCTATGGCGACCGTGCTGTGGGTTGGTTTGACCGTGCGACAGCGTATGTGGGGGTTGATGCCGATGAACGTCGCTGGGGCTGTGGTGGTGGGTTGGACGTTGTGGGGGTTGATGCATGCCGGTTGATGCTACCCACGCGTCGCTCGTCACTCTGGCTGAGAAGTGGCTGTGGCGTCAGAATTGCGGGGTCGTGTTTCGCGACGCGTTCCGAACTCCAACCACTTCTGGAGAACAGCCGGACGCGATTGGCTGGCGCCATAGTGTCTCGATCCTCATCGAGTGCAAGGCTTCTCGATCTGATTTCTTGGTGGACAAGAGGAAGGTGTTCCGTGCCAATCCTTCTCTCGGTGTTGGTGACTGGCGGTTCTATCTGTCTCCGCCGGGAATCATTTCCGTGGATGATCTACCGGATGGTTGGGGCCTTCTGCACGCCAACGGTAATCGGGTAGAGCCCGTCCACGGGGTCCCTGGCAATGCTCAATGGAGGTCGGGTCGACCGTTCATCGGCGCCAAGGAGTCCGAGATACAGATGCTTTATTCGGCGCTGCGGAGGATGGTGATCCGAGGTCACTTCGATTCAGTTTATGAGAAACTTGATGCCGGAGTGTGACGACGTATGCTTCGGGCTCGACGTCCCGCTGATGGATGGCTGGGGAGCGGAGGACATCAAGTTCTGGACCCAGCTTCCATCTAGATACTGCCCCTGGAAAGACGTAGCTGCGTTCTTCAAAGACACCACGCCGGATGGGTCCCCTGATGCTCCCACCTGACTGTCCCCTAGGCGATCGTGTGCTCGTCACGGGTGGACGGGATTACGGCAACTGGCAGAGAGTGACTGCCGTCCTCGACGAGCTATATCGCCGCCACAAGATCACGCATCTGATCGAGGGTGAGGCGCGCGGCGCTGATCGGATGGCGAAGCTGTGGGCGATCTCCAGATACGTGGAACTGGTGGACATGAAGGCTGATTGGACCGGACATGGTATGTCGGCTGGGTCCCGTCGCAATGTGCAGATGATCGTCCGTGGGTCCCCCGACGTTGTGGTGGCGTTCCCAGGAGATCGAGGGACCAGGAACATGATCCTCCAGACGAAGAGATTCGGTATCCCGTGCATTGATCTGAGATACGAACTGTATGGGTGGGGTGGGTCCTTGTGAAGCCGATAATTTAAAAATACAAAATTTTGTATTGGTGTTTCGACCTATGAAAAACTGAAGATGTGAATCCTCGGGTCCCCCGTGGGGTCCTGTGTCTTGGAAGGTAAGCTAAAGTGACGGATGACGGCGCCAGGATTTACACGGGAGAGGCATGCCCGAATGGTCACAACGCAGGTAGATACGCCGCCACAAACGCGTGCGTAAAGTGCTATCAAGGTTCTTACGAGCCTACGAAGGTGGAGTCGCCTGCTGCGAGAGAGCGGAGACTCGTTAGGATGCGCGAATATCGGCGTGATAACTACGTCCCAAAGTTCCGTCCTGTAGAGGACAAGACAACCCTCCCGACGACTAAAGATACCGCCATTGAACTTGGCGCTAAGCGCTATTTCACTGGGACGCCCTGCATCTATGGGCACATGGCGGCTCGATATACGAATGGAGGCGTGTGCTGTGAATGCACGCGATTGACGCACCACGAGGTCAAGCTAGGGAAGAAACTCCGTGTGGTTCCTCCTATGGTTCCTGTCGATGATCCGCTGGACGGATTGTTTGATGCGGCGCTCCCCCGCAGCCGGGTGGCGGAGAGTTCAAGGTTCACATGTGACAACCCACTTCCGCATATATTCGGTGCAGGCTCTGCGAGAGAGCGCGGGTTGGTGCGCTATTTCACCGGGCTTCCTTGCGTGTATGGTCACGTATCAGAGAGGACAGTTACCAAGAACACATGTGTGGAGTGTCGGAACATAAAGTCTAGAAAGAAGAATAAGAAGAAAAAACCTTTCTCGGAATTATCCGAGAGTCAAATAGCCAAAATAATGGCACACAACCGGAGATGGAAACTTAATAATCCAGAGAAGAATAAAGAAAACGAGAAGAGACGCAGAAGAAGAGTCCAGGAAAGGAGAGAACTCGATCCCTTATATGCTGATAGAGTGCTAACGAAAAATCGGGAATACAACAGCGAATGGGGCTCCCCGTCTCCAGCGAGAGACGCTGTTAAGTTGAAATGGAAGAAGCCAGGATACGACAAGAGGCAGATACCTGCGTGGGCTTCGCTTATCGAGATGTCTGAGATTTATCTAGAGTCTCGCGCTCTCTCCAACATAACCGGCTGGCAGAACAACGTCGACCACATCATCCCTCTGAAAGGTATCGTGACGGACGGAGAGGATAGTTGGCCTGTAACTGGTCTGCACGTCCAGGGCAATCTCAGGATTGTTCCCGAAAGAGATAATAACAAAAAATCTAATAAAATAAATATACACGAGATACGGTGGCTATATAATTGTATGGCTACCCGAGTGGTTCCCTGAAGAAAATATCGAAATATAAAAAATACACCGCGCCATATCCGAGGTGAGAGTAGCACAGGACGGCGCCACCCGGTATCCCGTCTCGGGTCCCTAGACGAATCTCCAGGGATGAGACAAGGGCAGGTTGCTTAGACGTTGCCCCCCGCCCACAGTTCGGATAGCGAAGCGCCTAGCCTTTCTAGGCCGGTCGCACGTTCGACACGTAATAGCGCGCGTCCATTCCGGACTCGCTCATGTCGCGCGTTGCGGCGCGGAATGCGTCAGCCGTTGTTGCCGCTCGGAACACGCGCTCAAAGCGCGAGACACTAAAGAAGCATTGGGCCGTTACGCGGAATGAAATCATTTGGGTTTTCTCCGGTTCAGTCAGGTAGTTATACGCTCGCCTGTCCACCTTGTCGCCATAAAAAGATGCGTTACGCTTCTTTTCATCGTCTCAAGATTGACACGCTAGACGGATCGATCCGTCTAGCGTTGCCAGTGTCACGCGTTCCGGAATATCAGCCATAGCAGGAAGAGTCCTGCTAGTTCGATCATTGCCGCAATGATTTTCCCCATTAAGACTCCTCGCCTAGCACTGCCACACGGTGCAGTGCGGACACTTCGGCGCCGTTGCCGATCCTGTCCGCAATCCACCCGAGCGTGCGTCCCATGCGTGCGCCCGACCGTGCTGCAAGCGTGTCGCACCATGTGTCCCACCAATACGCGGAGTCGCCGTGTGCGCGCCACACTGCGTTATAGGTCGCGATACGTTTGACAACGTTTGCAACCTTGAGTCCTTTGGACAGGCGGAATGTGGTATCCGGCAACCCGAGCGCTTCGAGATTGTGCATATCAAGGCACGCACCATCGCCTACCAGCATTTGTGCCAGAAAGCTTGTCTTGACGATTCCGAGTCCTGGAATGGCGAGGAATCGCAGGATCAAGCCTTCTAGATCAAGCTTGCCAGCGTGGTAGGATTGAACGTTCTTGAGCAATTCGCGTTTGTGTTCTTGCACGTAAAGCCATCCGCCACGCTTCGAGCCGAATAGAAATGTGGATTCGGCGCCGTTCCGATCGATGTCCGTCAATTGCGGCGGGACAAGCGCGAACCATTGGCGGATTGTGCAAAGCGTAAAGGTTGCCGTTCTGGCGACAATGTCCGGATTGTCGATTGCGGCATTGACGATCGCCATGCAATCGCGGTGAAAATAGGAGTCGGGGTTGACCCTGCGATTAGACATTAGACGACTCCGGAATCGGCGATTGCATGGCGGACGTTAGGATCACGAACTCGCCTTTTTTCCAGACGCGCGGCTTACCCCAGTCAGACTCCTTCTGAGGGTTTGGAGTCCAGCTTTGGACCTTTACCCCGTTCCCTTGGCGCGTGATCTCGTAATGATATTCCGTGTCACCATGCGAATCCCGACCATGGGAAAGGTAGATATTTCCGCCTTGCGCATATGGTCCGGACGCCGGTTTTTTTAACGCGGCAACGATAGCGGCGGCGAAGTCTTCTGCTTCGAAGCGTGGCAAGCGCCATGCGTAGGACAATGCCGCTTTAAGCGTTTCAAGGACTCCATGTTCCGTGCCAGGATATCCGTCCGAATGACGATAGAGCGAAAATTCGCCAGAGTCATCTTTGCAAGTGATAGAGCAACGAGTCGACATGTTCTTATCCTTCGATTGTGAAATAGGGAGTCACATCTGGGTCAATCGTCGGCTCAACCTGAATCGACGTGCAATCCGCATAGTCGCCGTCAGCAAGCGCGCATGACGGTCGGAAATATACTTTCCGGAAGGCTAGGCTAGGATTGCAAAGCAAGAGCCTCGCAATCCCGCGTAGCAATTGGAGTCCGTTCATTTTGACTCCTAATGCTGGAAATGTTCGCGGAACGAAGCAACGGCGGATTTTCCGGCCGAGTAGGACTCCGCCTTGGCAGCATGCTTTCCAGAGTGACCGTTGTTTCCGCCACGTGCTTCAGCATTATGGGCGCCGATAGCGAGCGTGGCGCATAGTGCCATGCCAGCGGCAAACATTGCGCGCCGGACGGTGCGGCGGAGTGACTCCGCCGGTTCTACGGGCTCGGGAGCGGTGCGGATTGCCATGGTGCGAATTGCTTCCTTCGCACGGATCGCGATCCGGCGGACTCGCTTGTGGGATTTGTTATCATAAGCGATTTTTGACATGTCATTCTGCCTTAACAGGTTCCGCCGGTTTGGCGTGATCAGACCATACAGCGTAATTTTTTCTAACGTCAAGCGATTAAATTAGCTTGACGCATGTTTTATGGTAAGCCTAGATTGCACTCACGCCAAACGGGCGGACACAAGAAAGGCCTTAAAATGCGTATCGCCTCTTTAATCCTTCCCACACATGACAATGATGGAGTCGAGCTAAACGACTTCCATCATGCTTTGAAGCTTTGCCTAATCGACTCGTTCGGCGGATTTTCCGCCTTGGCAGTGTCCGGCGGATGGCGCGATGACTCCACCGGTCAAGTCTATATCGAACCATCTGTTAGGTATGACATTGCGATGGAAGACTCGGCGGACAACTCCGCCAAATTGGAGTCCATCGCCCGGTTCTATGGGCACGCCACACGCCAAAATAGCGTGATGATTGTTCACGCGTCTGGCGTTGCTGACTTCGTTTCCCCCTCCGTCTCGATCCGCCATTTGGAGTCCGTATAATGTTGAATTCCTTCCTTCCCCACATCGCTGTTCTGTCGGGACTTTCCTTTTTTGCCGCCGGATACATCGCGCCGATTGCTTTCCCTAAAGCATCTTACAAGCGAGTCGGCGCGCTTCATTTTTTCCGTGTCGGTCGTTTTGGTGGATCGCTGTATTTCGCTAAGGCGAAGGTAAAGCCGGCGGAGTGATACACGCAAGGCGGACTCGTCCGCCTTGTTTCTTCATAGGCTGACATCGTGCCAGCCTAGCAGGAAACAAGGTTAAGCATCATGGCAAGGCAAACCGACGCACAATTCAACGCTTGGGTTAATCGTATCAATAACGTTGCGCTGCCGCGTTTGCGAGTATCCGAATTGATTTGGATCATTCGGGCGGATGAACGTGATAACGCTGATTTTTCCATGACTCCAACAAACAAGGCGGAACAAAAGCGCGCGAAAGATGCGGAACGCGAACTTGTCCGCCGGATACGCTTAGGCAAGGTGAAACGGTAGGACTCAAGGCGGACTCGTCCGCCTTGTTTCTTCATAGGCTGGCATCGTGCCAGCCTAGCAGGAAACAAGGTCAATCTCATGTCCACACGCTCTATTGCCGCTATCGCCCGCGAGATTCGCGCCGATTGGAAAAAGGTCTATTTTGGCGCAGTCCCGTATCTGTCCGCCATGCAATCGCTGGACTCCGTGTCGGATCGCTATGAGATGGACAATGCGCGCGTCATCGTGCGGTATTTCCTAAGCAATGCCGCCGCATGGCGCGGAGATGTCGCGCGGCGTGTCAAGACTGAGTTAAAGGCGATGATAGCTTAGGCTATCCAAGGCGGACTCGTCCGCCTTGTTTCTTCATAGGCTGGCATCGTGTCAGCCTAGCAGGAAGCAAGGTTGCACATGACTGACTTTGAATATCAGGCTCTTGCGTCGCTGATTAGGTCTTACGGACTCGTCAGGGTAATTCAGGCTGTGGCGGACATTGCCACAGAAGAGGAAGGATCGAACAAGCCGGACGTTTGCGACGCGTGCGGCGCACCGCTCGCGGACGATGCAGAAGTCAGCCAAGATGGTGACACAATCGTCACTGTGATCTGTCTGGCATGCGAGCATGGGAACGAACGAAACAACGCAACGTGATCGATCCAAGGCGGACTCGTCCGCCTTGTTTCTTCATAGGCTGGCATCGTGCCAACCTAGCAGGAAGCAAGGTTAATCCAATGAACGTTACCTATAGGACTCGCGCGCTTGCGGCGACACGTGGGACGCAATTCGGCGCGATTCTCTCATGCGCATTTGGTGCGAACCATGGCCAGACTCCGCGCTTCGAAGGCAAGGCAATCATTACGAGCGATTCCTTCGTGCAATGTTCTTTCGTCGACTCCAACGGCAATGCGCGCCATATGGCTTTCGTCGGTTCGGTGTCCGATCTTGTCCGGAACGTGTCCGTCCTGTCAGATCATTTGAACCTGTCGGAAGAGGACAGGACAGACTTGCGAGCATGTGTCACGGCATGGGTGGCGACAGACTACAGCGGAAAGATCAAGAGCGCTCTAGCAGGCTAGGAACGTCAGGATAGGCTAGACGCCGTTGGCGTCTAGTTTCGTCTAATTCTTGGAACAAAGAAAATGATGCGTTACGCATGTTTTCGTTGGACTCCAGCGTAAGCATGAGTTACCATGCTTTTATTGAAGAGGACGAAAGGAAGCCACCCACCCAGACATCGCGCCAAGCCAAAGCCGCCACCACCCGCGCCCATGGCGTAGGATCGGACGGCAGACACATAGCGAGAGCCACGCGTGGCCCCGGCGGACGGGGCGGGAGAAGCACCCGCAGGGGGATCATGCTCCGCGCGGGCGGAGCGGGGGGTGCGCGCTACCTGGGTGACCCCAGGAGGGCTGCGTATAGCAAAAATGAGAAACCGACTCCAGGATTCCTGAGCAAAAATGAGACTCCGACCCGGGGAATCCTCATCGAAATAGCAAAAATGGCAACCCGGCTCCAGGATTCCACCGCAAAAATGATGTATCGACCCCGAAAATGTCCATCAAAAACGCGGGATGGTTGCATAATGAAAACTAGCAGAGCGGAATGCCTCGTGATATCCTGACGTCGTCGAAGCTGGTGTCGGCGTCTCTAAACAGGCGTTGCGCCTAAAAATAGTGCCTGTGGCAGTTTTTGGAGTCGAGATGACACGCAAACCAACGAAACGAGGAAAGAAACCAACCACAGCGGCTAAAAATAGGAGCAAACCCACTCCTAAAACGATCGCTACGCCTCCGCCGCCAGTCAAAAAGGAACGCAGAGCCATCATCGACAGCCCTCAGATCGGTTTTCTGACACCAGAGGAGTTCGAAGCGATCGGTCGAGCGGCTCTGGGTGGTCGAGGTTGGCAGCGGGCGCTCCGCCGAGGCACAGGAATCGCTCAGACCACGATCACGCGCTACCTGCGGGGGATTTTTCCGATCCCGAAGACCATCGCGCTGATCATGAACATGCTCCAGACGTTGAGAAACAACGGATTGCCCATTCCGAGTGAGTTTTTTGATGATGATGAGCAAAAAGGTGACGAAACATAGGCTATCAGCCCTAATAGCAGCGGTTTCAACTCACGCCCGGTTCGAAAGAGCCGGGCGTTTTTGATTCCAGGGCAATCCTAAAAGCGAATCGACTGGGTCCTACCCTCGGCGTGGAGGGTTACCCTCCCGATCTGCTGGGACCTCCCCGAGGGGTGGTTTCGTTACGCACCCGTGGTAACAAAAGGTGTGTTTTGTTACACCTTTCCCAACAGTATGATTTATATAGGCTTTCTGCTCATTCATTCCGGTTTCGATGCGCTTGTAAGGGCTTTACACGCGTCTATAAATCGAGACTACCTAAATGAAATCAATGACTTGCAGACGGGATGATCCGTGCTTAGCTGTCAGCCAGCGATCTTGGAGCTAGGCGTATGCTGATTGGAGCCGGCAAAGTTACCAGCACCACGGGAGCCGCCCATGCGTCGTCCGCCTCGGGGAGTGGATTGCGCAGACACAGCGTTGCCGCCGAGCTTCCTGGTGCCACCAGCACGTCGCACACGCGCCCAGGCGAGGTATTGCGACGTCATGTCCACCTGATCGTCATGGTTGGCGTAGGGGAAGCCCAGAAGCTCCCGTTCATAGTCGGGAAGCCAGCCGGTAGCGGACGGCAAGAACACCTCACCGCCTTCGAACATCGGGCAGACGCCGTCAAACCGGAATTCTTTGCTGCTTGTGCCTACCTCGATGGCGATGACTGGAGCGGGTGCCAGAGCCTTGCGGGTCTGGATGTATTGGGTTCCCGACCCTTTGTCCTCGACCAGGATGGCGGCGACCTGAGTGCCTGGGATGAGCCTGTTCCACTTGGTCGCCGTGTCCTCGATCGTGGTTACCATCTCGTTGAACTCCAGACGCTTCCGGACGACGTCGACGAGGTAGTGCTTCCGATTCAGGTCTTCGATCCAGACGCCAATGACCGTGTAGTCGTTCCGCTCTCCGATTTTGCTCGCACAATCCACAGAAACAACCATGCGGCGGATATTGATCTTAGAGACCACACCCTGATCATTGACATCATTTTTGGGATAATCAGTGTATCGGTGGACCCATTCGACCTGAAACGACCCGCCCGCCTCGTCCATGGGCTTTCCCTGGTAGAGGCTATTCCAGTCACGGGCAGGTAGAGTTGATCGGAGATTAAGTAAATGCTCCAGGTCGTAGAACCCGGGCCACAATGGTAAATCGGGTCCCCGGCCTAATGGATCGTTTATACCTTCCGATATTGCAGCAAGGTTAACTACTTCCCAAGGAATACCAAGTCCTTTTGCATTTAATGCTTCAAGTCGCCCGCACAGGTCATCAGAATGCCATCGTGTTGCAACCACGAATAGCGGACTCCTTGGTAGAAGTCGCGTAGTCAAATCCGCCATGAACCAGTCGAATACTTTCTTTCTGGTTGTCGGACTCTCAACATCTTCTCGGCTTGCGAACGGATCGTCTACCGCAGCGATGTTTGCACGGAAACCGGAGATGCCCTGTCCTACACCGCGACCGAGATACTTGCCTTTGAACTTCGCCAAAGCGAACCGCGAGGCAGCTTTCGAGCCAGGATCAAGTCTAATTTCTGGGAACACCTCGCGATAGTCTTCGCTGTCAATAATGCCTCGAACCTTTTTACCAAACTCTTCATCGACAAAGTCTTGCGTGTGCCCTGCTTGGATGTATTTGTGCTTGGGATATTTTCCGAGATACCATGCTGGAAACAGGTGGGTGCAGTAAGTCGATTTTGCGTGCCCAGGCGGCATGCTCAGAATCATCCGCATGATCTTGCGGGTGGCAACCAGTTCCAGGCGCTCACACATCCAGTCATGATGGAAGGCTGGAGGCTCTTCCATGTTCATGAACTCAGCGAAGCAGGACAGGCTGTTCTGAGCGCTGCCTCGCAGCTTTTCGCGATAGTCCTGGCGTGTGTTGTCTAGCCATTCACTGATCGCGTTGTGTTGCGTATCGATCGAATCAGATTGAGTGACCTGACCGAGTAGAAACTTTACCTCTGGATTGATCTCGGTTCCGCGTTCAAGCGCGTTCTCGACTGTCTCCAGTAGGCTCGCTAAGCGTGATACCGCAAGCCTGGATTGTTCACGATCGTGCAGACTTAGAATTGCCATGAGTCTTCTCCCCAGTTAGTGCGGGAAGTGCGATGGAAGTCAGGTCGATAGGTGGACCTTTGTAACCAACGGAGTCCAGCAACAGATTGATATTTTCGACAGACACCGGAGGTGGAAGTGCTTTCTTGCCTTCATCGTCGTCAGCTTTCTTGCCCTTCTCTTGGAACATGCCGATCTCTTTGCCGAGCATCTCCAGCGCCTTGTTTGACGCCGAGAACTGGCCGGCTTCCCGAGCATCGCGGACGTTGTCCATCAGGTGTTTCATGACCCAGCGTCGATCAACTTCGCCAGTCTCAAGCATATTCTCGATCTCACCTAAATGTTCGAGATTGCCGTTCTGTGTGTAATTGGCACGGAACTGAGTGCGCTCTTCTATCAACTCAGCGACACGCGCTTTGATCTCAGGACGCTTCGATAATGTGGTTGCGTTGCCTTGGCCTTCAGAAGAGAACCCGGCGTCTTTGTAAGACTGCATCTGGTTCTTGCCTTGTGCAATGCCCGTGCAATACATCTCCCATCGGGCGTTATTCAGTGCGGGCATTGGTGTGTTCCTTCAGGTTCAAGCGCCAGTAGTTCGTTCCCTCGCATCCCCACGACGTTCCAGCTTCAGGACGAAACATGCGGAAGCCCGAGGCGATGAGGTTGTTCGATGAGTGTGGGTTGTCGTAGGTGGTCGACCGAAGCTCGGTGAACTTCAGAGTCTGAGCCTTCGCAATGCGAGCCGCGATGAGGTCTCGTTGCAATCCATGACCACGATGAGAGTTGAGCACGCCGGAACGAGTCAGGAGTCCCGTTTTCTTTGTGAACCGAGCCTTACCTGTTGCTTTGCTCCGCGTGCCAAACTCAGTCAACCCGGCATATGCAACAGGCACCAGACCCTGGTAGGCAATGAACCACCATCCATCGTCAGGTAGACGCACCAGATCGTCCGGCAGCGTCACCGTGTGCATGCGGATGATTGTTTGCCACGCTCTTAGATCGGTATCCGGATCGACCTCTTCGATGGTGTAGGGCTCAGGCATGCGAAGCCTCCGACGTCCGGATGAGCGCCTCTCTGGCAATCGCCAGTAGTGCGTCGCGAAATTCAGTAGGCGTAGCGCTTGCTGCTTTGCCACTGATTGTTGGCTTATTGCGCTCTTTTCCACGCTGATCGTGACCACCAATTTGATGGGATGCATCAGGTCGATCCCACCGCATTGCAGGAGGTGCGATAGTTCCGCAATAGAATAGCCACGTTCTCTTTCTGGCTTTGTGTCCGTATGCTACTTGCCAGACCTCGCAAACATACTCGCTAGGGGCAGCACGGAGCCAATCCCCAACTACAGTTGGACGTGGAAGATTGTATTTAGCCCATGCACTACTGAATGCGGGGTGCTCCAATATTCCGCCCCACTTACGGACGGATGCAAGCGCTGCTTCGAAGCATCCACCGTCGTTTCCAGGCCGGTTGTGCTCTCCGCCCCAACGAGCGTAGTTTACGTGGCAAAATTTACCCCAAAGCTGACATGGGGGATGAGCGACGACTGAGTGTGGCCCGTAATAGAGTCTCGCGTCACGCTCTCGATCCCACAGATCGACTCCAGGAAGATTGGCGTAAGTTCCGTTCGACTCAACATAGAGCGCAGCGATCATTGGTTGCGCTCCTTCCACGGTTGGATGCGCTCGAATATCCAATTCGTCCGAAGCGAGCCGTAAAGTGCGATCATCGCAGCCTCGGCCTTGTCAGCACGGGTGAAGAGCTTGACGCACTCCGGAAACAGGTCGTTGGCACGCTTTCTGGACAGAGCCTTGTCAGCCGGCGCTTTCATCGTCTTCTTCCAGACAGACGGTTCGATCTGGTATGTTTCAATGCCTAACGTTCCGAGCACGCCTTTGATGGTTCCAAAGTTATCACCGAAGATGAACGCGCCAACCGCACCGTCGCCGGGCAATGAATGAACGCGCTCCAGGAATGCCTTGACGGGTGCGTGTAGCCTGCACAAGGCAGCGAGACCTGCACCATCCGCGTAGGTGAACGTGCGACTGCTACCAACCACCTTGGTGACCGGCAGGGCATAGACCGCAAGCTTGCCTTGCCTGGGATACAGGAAAGCAATCGCTCCTTTAGAGCCTGGGTCAATTCCGGCGATGCAAGCGTTCGGTTCCATACCACCTCGGGAGAGTCATCGGGTGTTGGGACCATGTTCAGCCAGACTATCGAATGTCAACGAAACTGACGTTATGGTTCGCACGGAATCTTATGTTGACTCGCTACGCTCAGTTCTCTGATACTCAGAAGGCCGATCGGCATTGACGGAAAATCCAGTGCGATCATGCCGGCAGGCTAGACCGAGGCCTAGGCAGCACTGCCCCGGCGAAGTCGAATAAGAGCCCACCTCCGAACCCCCGGAGGTGGGCTTTTTCGTTCCTGGTAGCCGGCGATCGGGATCGTCCTCCGCACCTCGGTGAAGGGCAGGCGCAGGGGGTGAAACCACCTCCTGTCTCAGGAATGGAACAGAAATGGTAAATGATGTTTTAAACATGAGTTTGTCCACAGCGTCCACTTGCGTCCATATCGAGTGGACGCGATTTTTGCTAGAGACTCCTGGCGCTCCGAGAGATTTCCATCATTTTTTATTCCTTATCGAAAAAGAGGTAGAGAAAAGAGGATAGTATTCAGGGAAGGTGGCATATTCAATGGCATACCCAGTGGACTGGCCTATAGGGGTAGTTCATGGGGTATTCCAACTTCTTTGAATACTATGTCGCTTTTCCCAGCGTTTTCACAAGAAGAATCCCAGCACACTAAAAATCTCTCGGAGCGCCAGGAGTCTCTAAGAAAAACCTACGTCCACGGGTCTTCCCACCAAATGGACGTAGTGGACACAACCGGAGCAGATTATGCCACGTTAACTAACCCATTGACATATTCGCTACCTCGTGACATTCTGGCTATCCACCACGACGGAGAGACCAACAATGACCACGGAAGAGTTCATCGCCGCTTGCAATGCCATAGGCATAAAGAGCCAAAACGTCGCCTCGCTCGTTCTAGGTGTCTCTCAAGGGCACATCTCGAAAATTAGACGAGGAGAACGTGCCGTAAATGGACCCCTCGAACGCTTGCTGCATCTGCTCGGACGCCCCGACATTGGGAAGGCTGTTCTGAACGAGTTACGCCGGCTTGCCCAGGCTACGCTCATCAATTCTCTAGCACCGCCGATGCCCATCCCCGATCCACCTGAATACTCCGCCCTCTGGACAGACGGAACCCCAGACTTCATCGTCCGAGCCAAAGCCCGAGGAATCCCGTTCTGGTATTACGATAATTGGGATGACGACGCTCTCGGCAATGCCCGCACTGATGACTACGACTACGAAGGCACCATCGAGATGCTCCTGACGTCAGAAGAGATCGCAGCGAGGGACGCACGCCATGTCTAAGACTCGGCACTCGGCACGTCAGACCGAAGTCCTAATGGACATTGGAAAAGCAGAGCTTGACAAAAAGGTTTACTGGTTCTGGCCTAAAGACTTCAAACCACTGGAGAAGCTTATGGAAAAGAACCTGATCGTCTACCGGTCAGGGGACAGCTACAGACTCACAACTATAGGTCGGGATCGCTATCAGTTCCTGCTGGAGGAGCAAGCACGAGCAGAGCGCCGCAATCCTATGAAGAGCGGAAAGAAGGCAGGGCGCTAACACGCCCGCCTTATCTCATCCCCACGCTCACGATCACTGAGACTCTCCCACCGATCGAACGCAGCATTATGGCGCAGCAACTCCATCTGGCGCTCATTATGACACGTCACACAAACCCCGCCGACGAAGTCATTGTCCTCTTCGCCACAGGCCGAGCACACTCTCATGCGTTGATGCCCTTCTGCCTCCCGAAAGAACAGTTCGGACGCCTGCTGCGATGCGCGATCGCGCAGCGTCTTCTCATCGCAGGGCCAGGACGGCGGTTGCGCCCACTCGCACGGGCCGCGACCGACGATCATCCAGTATCCGCTGGTAAGCCGGGTCGCGGTGATCCCGGTGGTTCTGTCAACCATTTACAACCTCCACTTCCACATCATCCGGTAACCACGCATACCGATACACAGGGTCATGCGTGTTGCCCGTCAGTTCGATCAGCAGCTTGGTCGACGTCACGACCCACCGACCATCCACCTTGTGGACGCGCGATCCCCGAGGGATCACGATCTCAACACACGCCGATGGACCGAGGTTCTCCAGGTATTTGACGCGCGTGTCGTTGGTTAGTGTTCCCGTGATATGCATCAAACCAAACTCCTAGCTGCACGCTTCTGCAACAGATCATGAAAACACTGAGCCTTGGACACGCCAACAGCATGCTGTGGCTTCCGATACTGGACGACACTCGCCTCGGCGTGAAGTGCATCAACCTCATGGCTCTGGAGTTGTGTGTAGTCCACACCGAGCGGGACGCCGCAGGCTTCCAGCACACGGATGGAATAGGCACGTAGCTGGTTCGCATCACTCTTTGCCATCAGCAAACAACCCCCATTCACTCGCCATCACAAAGGAAAGCCGGCGCCCGTCTCCGAGCTTCACTACCCAATACGGGTATTCTTCTTCGCCGTCGAACCCGACGTCCTCGATCACCAACTTACCCAGCACACGGTCACCCTTAGACACGCCATTCTCGTCCTCGCCGCAGACGATCCAAACAGCCTTCCCCGCATCTTTCCAGTCAGGCCAGGATGGCTCTTTCACCACGCCTTACACTCCCAACGTGGGCAACGTCTTCAGCGCATCAACCATCGCGATCACGTCCTCGACCCGAGCCGGCGTCCAATTACCACACTCGTCCTGACTACCCAGCCCCGCGCCATACAGGGCCTGGAACAGGGATATCAGTTCGACCGTAGGCACACGTCCAGACCGCAGCGCCGCCTGGGTGAACGCATCCACGTCTCGCTTGATCGTCTCCTGACACCAGAGCACCATCCGTGCGTCACGCTCGGCGTCAGACTCCCTTGGCATCAACCCTTCCCTCTCGTAGCGTTCAGCGCTGAAACCTGGGAGACAAGCGAGTTGATCTCGGCGTCTGTGGACGCCATCAAGAAGTCCTTCCTATCTCTCAAGCTATGCTCCAACCGAGACAGAACCTTCATCGCGTCACCGCTGTCACGCAATGTAGACAGAGCATCCCGCAGGGAGGCGAACGGAAAGTAGGCGTTCGTCCCTTCGAATTTCTCGCTCGCCCGACCGGCTATCGAGATCGCGGCGGTCAACGCGTCAGCAACAGCCCAGCGAGCGAGCGAGACAGTGTCGTAGTTCATCAGCGCGGACGGCGCAGACGCTTCGACGACCCCGTTCTCAGCTTTCTGACCTTTGTTATACCCACGGTAAGCCGCTGTCGTTAGTGCCGGACTCCCGAACGTGGGAAGAGGATTCCCATCTTTCCACGCCTGCTCGCCGGCAGCTTCGGCATCGTGTATCGTTGTCGGACGTTGTGTCATCACACTCTCCATACAGCAGCACCGACGATCAGGATCAGCCGCTTGACCCACCCAAGACGCTCGACGTCTCGCAGCAGGTAAGTATGCCCTTCGTATCGTGTCTGCGAACGTAGCTCTTCGAGAATGGCGCTCTCACTTTTATCAGGCGGAGCAAAAAATCGATCGATGCGGACACCATCGTGATACAGGCCCCAAGAAGTCAACATCACTCCACCTCCTTCGCGCCATGCGCAGTCGCAACAAGGTCATCCCGGATGAACGTCTTCGTGTCCATCCCGCCGACCCCATTGTAATGGACCTGAGCAACCGCTGTAGCATCAGGCGCGAACCATGTGTTCGCTGTGCCCGTCTTCCGCCAGTCGTCGATCGCACCGACCCTGCGCAGAAACGCAGCTAGGTCGTGGTCGCCGATCGTCACCTGGGTAAACCCGAACCGAGACATCAACCTACCTCCAGTCCATCACACATCATCCCATCCACGATCGCATCAGCATAGCGTGGCTCGACCATAACCGCCCCTCCGAACCATGAGGCGTCTTCCGGCAGATGCTCGCTTGCCCACACACGCGCTTCGGCGGTGAGCAGGTTGAGTCCGATCAGCGAGCCATGGTTGGTCAGGGTGACGTCTGCGGCCATCTCACAACACTCCGAACGTTGACTTCAGCCAATGAGCCCCAACCCGCTTCTTGCCAACTTCAACCGACTGCGTCAGGTAAGCGAGCGCCTCCTTGGCCTTTTCCAGGTCGGTCGTGGCGAAGAAGCCGCCCTCAGTGGTTCGGGCGAAATTACCGTTCGGAAGAACGATGTGAAATTCGCCAGTGGTCTCCTGATGGACGCGATACACTTGAGACATAAGGAACTCCCTGGTTGATGTGCAGAGTATGCCCTCATTAACTCCTCATGTCAAAGGAATAAAGATGCGTGACGCAACTTTTAATTCATTTTCCAACGCCTGCTTTCTGCTCTTCCACCAGACGATCCAGCGAGTCAATCGTCTCCCTCAAGGAAGTCCAAGCGTGTTTTGCGCCCTCTCCGTCTGGATTCATCTTCAGAATTTGCCCAGCGACGTCAGCCTTGTGACTGAGACGCGAGAGAAGACCTTCGATCGGCGATGTCAGCACCGGCACATAATTCGCTCCGACCTTCTCTGATCTGTCAGCGCACCAAGTCGTCGCCGTGTTCATCAGTTCCCAGACACGCTGCGACAAGGTGCGTCCCGCGACGATCGAGTCAACTTCCAGTTCGATGCCAAACGCAACCAACTCTTTGAAGGTCAGGTCCTTCAGGTCTTTCGATCGCGGCCCAGCATTGGCAAGCTGTGCCTTCAAAGAAGCCACCTCATTCCGCAAGGCCTGAATCTCTGTCGGAACCGGAGGCAGGTAGTGGAGAAACCGCATACCCTGACTCTTCATCCAGGCGACGAAGCTCGGCCTTGTCATCATCTGCTGGGGATGAATGCCTGTCTCGAACCAGACGGAATCATCTGCCGTCCTGACGATGGATACCTTCAACGCATCGTTCCCATACACTTGCCCAGACGCGAGCGTCGCAGCAGAGTAGAGTGGCACGGCCTCCGCTGGTAACAGTATGATGTCCTGGATGCCGTTGATCCATTCCAGGAAAAAGTGTTTCGGTAGTGTTACACTCCCTCGGTGGTTGCTCTCGAATTCGACCTGAGTGTCAGTGACCTCCTTGATCCTGACGATGAGGTTCAACTCACCAGAGGAATACACCTGTTTTGCAGCGAGGTGACTGGGTGCGAAAGCGGAGAAAGATGGTGTCCTTTTGGTCATACTTGTGTCCCTTCCTATTGTTTCGTCAACATGGCACGACCGGCGTCGGTCAATTCATAATCTCCACGGCATCATCGACCAAGGATCGGAAGCTCAGGAATGTCCTTGCACTGAAGGCCTTTGGTCATTCCGCAGCCCTCAACACCATCATCACACCAGCCCGGGCGATCAGCGCCTTCGTTGCCTTCGCCCCGGTGATGTAGATTGGCCCCACATGCACCTTGGCGGAGAACAGTTCGATCGCCGCAGTCCGATCCCTGGCATAGACGAGCGCCTCGGTCGACGCACCGCGAACGCGGACGTAGAAGGGTTTGTTAGGCATGTGATCTCCTCTGATGTCCCTAATATGCTCCCCTCTTACTCACATGTCAACCAAAACATGCGTCGAGCTACATAACCTAACGCATCACCATTTTTATGAGCGCTACGCATCTTTTCTCTTGCACACAGGAACACATAAGAGTAAGTTTGGCTTTCCAACCACTCTAACCCTTTTCAGGAGACCACATGTCCACCGAGCCCCGCGCACTGAACGAAAAAGGCGCTGCCATCCTTCAAGTCATCTCCGGACACAACGGCTGTGACACCTTCACACGCCACGCTCTGAACCGGAACATTCTCATGTCGGAAGGCGTCGTTGATCTTGCTGAGAAGACTGACCTGATCGTGTCACACCAGCACAACCTCAAGGTGCGGGCTGAAGAGTTCCAGACGTGGCCGCTGTATGTGCGTGAAGATGGCAAGTCCCTTCACTTCCCACACCAACGCGACGTCCTGGCGCAGGTTCACCAGAAGGTCATCGGAGGCGCTGCGATGGCAGTCGCCGTCTGCACGGATGGCAACT